TCCTGATACCCTTTTCGGGCTGATTCAATGGGTTAGAAATGGACTAATCCCAAGGTCATAGAGCATCTTCAATAGTGTCTCGTGCTAGGGTTCTGAAGGATCGTGGAATCCAAATTAGGTTGTTAAAGGGAATAGCGCGGATTACTGAGTTGGCTCGGTCCCTACTGGTGGCATAAGGGCTAGAGAAACTCTTATAGATATCCAACATTTTGGACGGACCTGGGCCAAAGGCTTCGCCCAATGCGTCGTACTCATCTGACGGCCCACGCTTAGGGTTCATGCCCATCATTGGTCGCAGACCAATACTATCCTGGCTCATCTGCTCCATCATAAAGTTAAGATCGCCATACAAGCCAAATACACCAGAGGCCTCAAGGCCAACCAAGATACGCTCTTCAGCCGTCATTTTATCCCATACAAACTCTGGTGTTTTAATTGACGAAACCAGATAACCCGCACCAAAGAGAGCAAGTATACCCGCCATGACACTGGCATCTCGACCCTGAAGGGCAGAGAGAACGATCTTGTTATTGGCAGCAAAGCCCCAGGATTTAAGCTGGAAAGGCACAGCCAGCATAGAGACTTCTTTTCGAGTAGCCCCCCTGCCTATAACACCCATCATGACCGACGGCTTATCGGCTACTGATGGTGTCGTAATCACCCGATCCTGAACGGCAGAGACAGCTTGATAAAACTTATCAGCTAGATCTTGATCTGGCCAAGCAGCAGTATTGGCAAAGATAATACCTTTATCTTTTTCAATAGGCATGGTCGCCATTTTACGAGCGTCGTCAAGAGAGATGCCGTAGTCAATCAGCAACAAGGCATCTTTTTTAGATGCCGTATTATCTCCTACACGCATGATGCGTTCTGCAAACATGTCAGAGATAAGAAAGCCCGTGAATTGTTTTTGGTAATGAGTGGTAATACCAACGCCATTAAGAGCATACAAAGGAGTTCTGGCAAGATAAGACAGAGGCCCTTCGATCTTCTCAAGCATCTTGGAGGTTCGGCTGATAGCAGCACCAGCCTCAATACCGTTGTCAAAGAACCGGCGAAAGGTTTGGCCAGCAGAAAGCTCATGTACAGCTGTTAGTTTTGTGCGCTGCTCATTAGACATTTTCTTGAGAGTTTCAACATTGCCAAGAGATTTCAAAGCAAAGTCAAAGTTATTCTTAATGCCAAGAACCATGGCAGGACGAACAGTTTCCATAAGACTGTTGAACAATGCCCCGCCCATAGACGTCACAGCAAACCAACTACGAATTAAGCTAGATGAGCGGCGACCAATCGAGTCGGCGTTCTCTGCAAAGATTGTTCCCAGTTGAATATCTCGAATATTCTCAAAGCCAGCTTTAATATCATCAATCTCTTTGAGGATATCGTCAGCAGTCTTGCCTTTGCTTTCTTCAGCAACACGCAATCCAGCCCTTGAGATAGCAAGCTCTGCGTTTGGATTGCCAAAAGCTCTAGCATACTCAAGGCCCATGCCAGCACGGCGAGCATAGAACTGCATAATGTTTGAAACGTCCATATCAATTACGCCCAAGTCAGCAAAGACCTCATTGGGAATATCGATGGAGCGTGAACGTGTGAACGATGGACGGCTTCCAGAAGATCCAGGCATGGTTCCAAGTTTCATCATGCCCATCATTTCTGAATCGACACGATCAACAATCTCAGAACGCTTAGGCACTATACCATTTGGATAGTTCTCTGGGTTCGAATACCAATCAATCATTGTCTTGCGAACGGCATCTGCTTTGGCATTAACCTGTTCTGGCAAGAAGATACGAGGCAGATAATACTTCTCTGGACCAGTGAATGGTTCAAAGTTAGCGTTAGCTGGCTCACGAAAGCCAGCCTCTTTAATAGGTAATTTAGTTTTAACATTAGTTTGCAATTTGGGTTGCGCTTCTAATGTTTTAAGTTGATCTGTAATGTTTGTTGATTTTCCGCTGTTTTTGAAATTAACAGGGTTAAGGTAATCAAACATACCTTTATAGTTAACAATCCCTTGATTGTTATACATCCAACTGTTTTTTAACTTTGCATCTCCAGCCATTGGAAGAAGCGGCTCGATAGTACGCATATCTCCAAGAGAAGTATTCAATAGATCTGCTGCGTCTCTAAGTTTTTGACTTCCATAGAAATCAATAATGTCTTGTTTTGATCCCTTGTTGAGCCAAGCATCATCTGGACCATATCCAAAAAATGGTTGCCATGTTCCAGGAGGAACATAATCTGCCTTACCACCAGAACCAGTGCTGATATAAAACGGTTGCTTTACTCCATTGATATCAACAATAGCTACAATTCTGCCATTCATAAAGAAGACAGGTGTAGTGTTTCCGTTATCTGTAGAGTTAAGTGTAATAGAAATTTGTGCGTCAGCTGTTTCTTTTTCTAATGGACCTTTGATGTTTTTCTTAATTACATCAGGAATAGGCATCTGATCAATCGATGGTTTTTTGATCGGTTGATTAATCGTGACGCCAGGATTAATACGCTGCCCAGAAACCCTATCTTCAGCCTTCCATGTATAAAGCATAGCCGTAACATCATTGAGTTCGTTCTCAACGAGCTTTACGTGATCGTTCAACTTAACAAGCAAAGCTTCTTGATTTTTTGTCAATGGCTTTGCTGGAATTGATTCTGCCTGTAACTCTTCGTTAAGCAACTTCACTTCATCAGTTAGACGTTGGATCTCTAAATTCTTTGCATCAGGAGAAAGAGTTATGTCTTTATCTAAAGCCTCAAGTTCTTTATTAATTCGGTCTATCTGAACTTGATTATTCTTTGAAGCATTTTCTCGATTAACGCCAAGTTTTGATGTTTCCTTGGCTCTCTGAAGTTCTTGGATCTGTTGACGGATCTCACTCAACTCCGCAGTCAAGCGGGCCTTATGTCCAGTCGCCCATGTAGGATTGGGAATATATCCAGACTTAAGTTGAGCCTGAAGCATGTTATCAAAGAAGGGACGGATAGCTTTAGCCGCCTCCTCAACTTCAGGGATAGGATGCTCAATGCGATCAGCGCGATGTGCCTTAAATACTTCTTTAGCAAATTCGCTAAAGGGTAACTTATTATCTAGACGCTGCATATTGAACGCACCACGAAACGTGTCGCTCACACCGGCAAGTGTAGACCGCACATTTAAGCCAGCGATCTCAAGAGACTCACTACCTCCAGTAAGATGTCTAGCGTGGAAGTTTCTCATTATAGAAATAGCATCACCAGCTGCTGCTGAGTGTTTAACCTGGGCAAGACTTGCTGAAGGTTCTGGAGCTTCAAATCTTTCGGCTCGCGCAAATCGAACGCCATAATCTCCAGCCATTCGGTTGGCTAGATCCTCGACCGCTCGATATGGTTTATTTGCAAGTCGAGCAAATTCACTTTGCTGGGCTGCAATCTTTTCAAATCCGAAAGCTTTTGCAAAGCCAGTTGGCATATCACCAGTAGGCAATGCCTCGTATGGACGATAACTTCCAGTAGCATCATGCGGGATAGTATGAAGAATTACCGGGCTTTCATCCGCAGGATTCTTTGGAGTAAAGTTCGCAGGAGGATCGCCAGCTAAGGTACGCCCCTCATCAATCATATCTTTCGAAATGTTTACTATGGTACGTCCCGGCTTTAGCAAGCCAATGCCGCCACCGAGAATGCTTGTCAGCGCAGTCGAGTAAAGCATCTGCTCAGATACATCATTAAACGTAGCATTGGGATCATACTTCAAACGAATCGCTGCATCCACCGCAGAGGATGGGAGCGCGGCTCCAGCGCCACGAACAACTCCATTGATGACACCAACGCCTCGTCTAATAACGGCAGTGCCAGGAACAAAGTTAATTGGATCGACAACCAGATCTGTTGCCATACGGCTCCAGAAAGCCTCCGAGTCGGCTATCCTTTGATCTGCTTCCAGATTTCGCTTGAAGGTTTGCCAACGTGAATTGGCAAAACTTTCCGACTTAGCATCAAGAAAGATATGAGCATATGGTTGCTGCTCTGGATTATTCTCAAGATAGCTTTTCAAGTCAAAGCTAGGGTCGTAATTATTTTGCGAGGAAAAATAATTATCACGCATCCAAGAAAGAAAAGATGCAGTCGAGGTTCGACCGGCAATATCAACGACATTCCGAAAGAACCCCTGCCTTTCAATAAAGACAGGTTCAGGCGGGGCTATGGTTGGGAACACCTGCCCACCAAATGCCTCTTCTATAGGCTTCTGAAACTCTTCTAGTTGTTCAGGAGTGATCTCAGCCATTAGTCAAACTTCCCCATCCAGAATGTTGTGAACTCGCGAGCAGTCATTCTCCCTGCAAATCTTGCCTGGTTTGCAGGAAGGTTATTCGCAATAGAAGCCACAGCAGTAGCCCGACTACCAGTCACTCTCTCCAAGACGCTCATTGCATTTGAATTTGGGTTTGACAACAAAGCAGTAGCGCCAGCAAAGCCTTGCTGGTGCATCAAATAGAGTTCGCCGTTGCTTGGTTCTCTACCATTCGCGCTGCGGAATGAGTTGAAGTTATCCTTGGTAAATCGGATGACAGCATCAATCTGTGCTTCTGGATCTTCTCTTCTACCTCGTCCATATTTTGCCCATGTAGAATCAAGCATCTGACCTAAGCCAAATGCACTTGAGTTTGAATTTTTAGCCAGAGCATTAAAGCCGCTTTCTAATCCAAGGGTCTTAATAAAATAAGATGCCTTTTCTTCCATCTGATATTGCTGAAGCCTTGAGACAGTGAAGTCAACGTAGCGTTGAGTAGATGGAGGGACAGAGGCTCGAGTTGTAGTAAGAAGAGAACTCAAGCTAGCTGGTTGCTGCAAGACTTTTAAATCAACCTCGAACGGAGGCATAGATGGAGTTTCCAGAATTACATTCATCCCAGAGAATGTGCCAGGCACGTTCTCTTCAGGTGGTGACGGCATCTGACGAATCTCGCGGGTCTCCAAAGTCCTGCGTGTATTTTCGCTAGCACTAGCTCGCTCATAAACCTGGCGCGCACCATTAGGAACAATGATAGCAGACTGCCCATCTTTAGTTCGCAGTGGTATAACGCCAGCAGCATTTGGCTCATAATATACAACCTCATAAGCTCTATCAGGACCAATATTAGTTTTAGGTCGCAGTCTTATATTGCCTCCCCATTGCAGCCTATCAACTGGAACACCAAGGCCTTTTGCCTGATCTAAATCAATAGCTTCTTTGATATACTTATCCATGAATGGTTTTAGATACTCATCAGTTTGAGATCCATTGATAGCGTCAAAAGCCAGCGGCACCTGATCGGTTTTCCTAACCCATGGATTATTAGTACCTCCAGTTGATCCAGAGATAATGATGCTTGATTTTGTCCAGTTGGACGTAAAATCTCTACCCGCATTTTTAAGAGCTTGCTCGTACGGAATACTCTGAACCATATCCGTTGCAACTCTATTGACAATGAAGTCAATAGCTTGGCTAGGAAGTTCTTTAGATGTAGGCAAAAAAAACGAACCACCTGTTTGACCGCGAACAAAAAACTTAGCAGCTGCATCAACAACTTCTAAATCAGTTGTAGCTTTGACAGTCTGATCGCTACGAATAAACTTAAGTTGTTCTTCACGGCTTTTGCCAATGTTTTTCTGAACCAGCGCCTTTGCGGTATCAGCAGCAAGTAGTAGATTGTCTCCAGCCGCCCTATTATTGTCTATATGCCACAGAAAATTACGTTCTGTTGGGGAGAGGATATTAGTACGATCTATAAAACCTACCGGCGAGGGTATAGATTTTAACTGCTGATATAATCGCAGACGATCCTGTATAAGGGCAAGGCCATTGGGGTTAGATGGATCAACTGTATGGATATCTTTGAAGCGGTCTCTATACATATCTTCTGGCAAGACACCATTGTGAAGCCTTGCAAGAGCTATAACACCTTGAGGCGTATGTGGATCTAGCCCAATATTTTGCAAAGCTTTCTGATCAGCCCTAGTATGGACGTTCGCAGACACAGTTGAATTTAGAGATGTAGCGCCACTGGCAAAATCTAAGTTCACCTCATCTGCTTTACGCTCTTCAGCAGATTGAGTTAACTCAGCAGAATAGTTTCTGCTCAATGTCTCCATGATGCCACGTATATGGTTACGTGTTCCTTCACTCATAGAGCCAGCGACATCAGTATCTGTCATATCAAAAGCTACAGATCCTTTGGGCGAAGCGCCAGGACGCAGCATAGATATGAAACGCTCAATCTCATCAGGGGCAACTGTCTTGTTAGATATGCCATTCCTAATACGATCAAGTGTTGGAGAGAAAGTCTCCAGTTCTTTAACTCGCTTGTCAAAGTTCTGAAGCTCTTGATCTACGTATTGAGGGTTGGGGTTTCGAAGCCTTACTGCCGCCTCGAATGCGCCACGCGCCCCAGTCAACGCAATCGCTGCATTGTCCTGAGATCCAACGCTAAAATAATCTATATATTTTTTTAGATAATCGTCTGATGCCTGAGCATTCTGCGTTATCAAACTTGCCACATTATTTGCAGCTTCGAGATTAAGAGCCGCGCCCTGGCGTTGAATAACCTCGCGTCTAAGAAGATTATCTAAATTAGCACGAATACGAGGATCTGCACCAGCAACTGCGCCCGCAACAAAAGCCTCGGCCTTTTTAATGCGCGCACCTGCATCAAGTGTACGATCAGACATAATAATGTTTAGCTGGTACTCACCATTATTAAATCTTTCACGCAAATAGGCATTATCAGAAGCGGCATCAAAAGCCCTACGATAGGCATCACTACCACCAGGCGGTGGGACAGCGCGGCTGATAGTACCATCTGCATACTTGATAACTGGCCTAGCTTGGATATCAAGTTTAGCTTGCTCAATATCGCGCTCTTCTTGCGTCCTTGCTTCAATCCGAGCTTCTGCTTTTCTTTCTCGAGCCTCAGCTTTTTCTTCTGCTTTTCGTTCTCTAGCAGCAAGTTTTGCTTCCTGCTCGGCCTGTCTGATATCGTAGTTCTCAGCCTGTTCCTTCTTAATAATCTCTTGTTCGGCAATGTTACCAAGAACACTGCCAAGATAATTAAGTCCGCTCATATCAGGCGTAGGCAATTGTGTCTTGAACTCACGGATCAAGCGACCGCTAGGCTGCGTTGTAATCTGGCGTTGTTCAGATTTAATAGCCATTATTTATCCCTTTTTATAAAGGTATGCGCCCCTGGCAATGCTGCCCGCTGCGCTGAAAGCTGCATTAGTATAAGCATAGGAAGACGTCAGATCAGCGCGAGCCCGAGCAAACTGACCTTCAGCCTTGTTGACTGCGATCTGATCTGCAATGCGATTGATCTGAGTTGCCGACTGAAGACGCAGAGATGCAACGTCCTGGCGCAAAGCACGCTCGCCTTGGGGCTCGACGCCCTGTAGGAATGAACGGCTTTCACCTACGCCAGATCCAGCAATATAGGCTTCGTTGGCTGCGCGAAGGCGACGGTTCTGATCGAGGCGCGCGTTTTCAGTTTCAAGAGCTGCAATTCTTGTAAGTTCCGCATCTTCTGCAAGCTGACGGTTCTGAATATCAATCTGATAGTTACGCCAGTCGGCTTCCGACTGGGCCATAGCAGACTGACCAGCTGCACCTACAAATGCACCAACGGATGAAATTGCAGTTGAAGCAGCAATAAGAAGTGTAATCGGCTCGCACATTAGATCGATACCTCCATGGCCATACCAAGTAGCCTTAAGGGAAGTGGTTCAGTCTGGGTAATCGTGACGGTTGCATCTCGATTAAAGCCTAGCAAAAAGAACTCTCTCTTCCCTGTGACAGCCGTTGGTTGCAAAGAAAAGTCATCAGTAACCTGACGAACAATAAGTCGATTGCCCTGTACGCTCACCGCAAGCGTTGAGTTAAGAGCAAGAATAACGCGAGCAATCCGCTTTGGTCGGCCAGAGTAATTGCCCGATGGCAAAAGCACATTTGCTGGAAGCGTCTCAATTGTTACGTCGTAGTTGAAGCCAACCGTGATAGATGTCACTTCATCATCGAGTACGATCTGGGCAGATCCATTACAGGCATAGTCGCCAAGGTAGTAGTTATTCGAGACAACCGAGACAGTTCGATTGGCGTAGATCGCATTGATCGTCCATGTCTTAGTGGCCGATCCAGACGTATAGCTCTTGGCACAATCAAGCGTTAGATCAAGATCGCTCTTGGCCATGCGCTCGAGATAGTACGATGTGCCTCGAAGAACCGAAACATACATACGGTTTCCAATCGAAAGCAGCGAATCGAACTTGGCAATGTTAGATGGATGCTCGGTTTCCCAGAGCGACCATGCAGCCAGTCTTTCGGATCGAGCCGAATGGAAACAGGCAATTGTGCCATCGCTATTGACAACCAAAAGATATTGCTCTGGACGATCCTCGGTTCCGAATAGAATGTTCATGTCATTCGGAGTTTCGATCAGATGGTCAGCCAGTAGCGTAAGCATAGGTGCGCTATAGGCTTGCTCTGTATCTGTATAAAGGAACTCGCGGATAGCACTACGAGTAGCCTGGAGATAGACAGTTGCACCATCGAACGGCAATGGCATGATAGCCGCGCAGCCGTATGGTGTCTGGCGGGCAATGGTAATGTTACCTGGCGTGATCGTAGACTGAGACACGCGAGGTACATAGAACTCAGATGTCGCCGTAAAGATTTGGAGATGTCGATTCGAAACCAAGTGAAGCACGGATGAGATGTCATCCGAACCTACGGACACTTGGATCGATTCGTTATCTAGAGCGTCACCAACACTGAAGTTAAAGAACTGCCCAATCTTAGAAGCCCATAGACTGTCAGGCTGAGAGTAAGAACCACCAAACCAGAGACGGCCTTCATGGAATGTCACGCAGCCAGGATAGCCACGAACAGTCGAGAAGGCTGGCTCGTCCCAATTGCGGGTCGGTAGATTGTTGCCAGAGAAATGGGCATTCGGACCGCCGCCATCGGCAGAAGCGTTGGCTGAACCACCAGCGGTATATTTATAAACATTGTCGTTTATTACCGTGATAGTAAAGGTTCCATTCAGATGTGCCTTGGTCAGACCAGCAAAAGCATTGATGCCAGATAATGTCACAGAAGTGCCAGTGACAAAGCCATGATTAACATGGGTTACTTCAACTTCGCTGTTGCCATCTGTAGTCTTCAGCGGATCAATATCATAGGTTCCGCGAAGTTCTCCCTTGACGGTTCCTGTGACTGTAGTTGAATTGGTATAGGCTGTGATCTCAATCTCAATTCCAAACCAACGAATACGAGTACCCACATAGCTGGCTGTAAAGAAAGCAGCACTAGTTGTGAGGGTGACACTTCCTGTCGTGCCAGAAGCAGACAGGGTAATGGCGTCATCAGCAAACTTATAGTAGGGCTGATAGATCAGTTCATTGTTAACGGCAGGAGTAAAGGCAAAAGCAGTACGACTAAAAGTCGTGGAGCTTGTACGCCTAATAACCTGAGTTGGCATCTGCGGTGAGCAGAGAATCATAACGTCAGCGGCCTGAGAATAGGTCATCGAGAAGAGGATACTCGTAGTCCAAGGACAGCTGGTAATGCTTTGAACCAATGCGCCAGCCGTCGAATACACATCAAGACGCTGATCGCCAAAGGCAAAGATGTATTGCTCAGTGCTAGAGAACTCGAATGGGATTAGTCGAGCGCGACCATTCAACGTAGCCAGATACTCTGTACCAGGGCGGCGGGTAATGCCACCCTGGTTAAGAACAGATACGTTACGTAGGCGACGAGCACCATTGGCATAGGCTCCCGTGTCATGGCGCATGTCCATGAGAGGGCCAATTTCTCCCGACGAGAAGTTAGTTTGGACTAGCTTCATGCCCATCGGTTAGTAACCTCTCGTCGTAGTCCGCACCTGATTGAACCGCTGAACATTCAGGCGGCGCGTTGTCTGGCTCTGGCTATCGATAGTTCGGCCGATAAGCATCTGACGCGCAGCGCGCTGCTCAAACATATTCGACAGACCTTCTTGGGCCGCAACCGAATAGGCAAAGATAGAAGCCAGCTGATACTGGACAGCCGTTACGAAATAGGGAGGCCAGAGATCTTCATTGGCCTGAAAGCTGTAGTCGGCAAAGACCACATCTTCAGTCGTGGCATTGCAGTAGATCTTGTCTTGATAACGGTCATAGGCAATCTGGTCATCAGTAACCGTAACGCCATGAAGAAGGATTAGATCTGCCGGAAGCTGATAGGCCGCATCCCACTTGGCATCAGGAGCATCGACCAAGCGCGAAAGCTGGGCCTGACCGCTAGCAAAGCGCCAGCGATGGCGAGAGAGCATATCGCGAACTGTGTCTTCGTAGATATTGGCCGCGACCGTAGATTCGGTGGTGCCGTCATCGAAGGATGTAATGGGGCTTGCGCCAATCAAGACGAGAGCGCGAGCGCAGATATCGATATCAGTAATAGCCACGATGCCCTCTTAAAGCCCTTCGGTTAATACTAAAGCGGGTGGAACCGAAGCCCCACCCGCAAAGATTACTCTCTATGGGAGAGGAACCTATTAAGTACCATTGGTCGTAGTCACGGTGGCAGCGCCCGTAGCGGACGTGACAACCAGAAGATCAACGGTAACAGTGCCGCCAGTAGTACCAACCGTGAGGATGGTATCCCACTGACGAAGATTGTC